GTAATGCCAGCGGCACACGTTGACAGCAAGAGTCTTGGGCAGGCGTACTCCGACGGGCATAATGCCCCTATAAACCGCGCGCTTTCGGCAGCGTTCTCCCTTGATGTTCTTGCCCTGGCAGCGCCGGGTACCGTAGTCCTTGTCCACGAAGTCACTCATTATCATCTATCCTCCTTCAGGTCTTCGTCGTCAATCTGGCTCGTCAGGGCTGCCTCTAGCAGAGATTGAAACAGCTGGGCTAATCCTGGGCGGTATGACAGCGGACTCTCAGACTGGGCCAGCAGCGATGCAGCGACACGGTCACCAAGCTCAAGCTCGTCCAACATGAACGTTCTAATAGTGGACACTATTACTCACTCCTCCTTCTCGCCTCGGCAGCAGCCATCACAACCATGGACTCCCCAGCCTTCCTCACCCGTCATGTAGGCGAAGTAATCGACAGAGTCGGGGTCGGCGTGGCAGACGTCTTCCATTAGCGCAGCATTAGCCGCCCTGCCCCCAACTTTATGAGCCCAGAACCAGTAGTCTTCTGTTCGCATCATCTTCACGCCATGCCTCCTCATGGTCACTTTTTAAAGGACCACCCGTTTATTTTTGACTGCCAGTCTTTTACTTTTGGTTTCTGCGCAATCCATGTTGGCGAGGGGACGGGTGGCAGGCTCCCCGTTTTTAGAAGGCGACTGAACCTCCCGATAAACCTAGCTTGCGAAAGGTTTTCAATCGCATCCTCGCAGTGCTTTTCGCGTACCCATTTTACTGCTTTGCCAGCGGGCATACCCTGCGCAACGAGGAGGCATGCTATCATCGTGCCTGTCCTGCCGTGGGCACCGTAGCAGCCTATCTCTACGCGCTTGCCAGCGCGAATCTCTGACAGAAGCCACATCGTAGCGTCCAAGAGTTTGTGAATGTTACGCGGAACAGATTGGTCCGGCCAAGGATAGGCAACAAAGAGCGTGTCGTGCTGGGACAGTAGAAATGGAAGCGTCGCTCCTGGTGTCGCTAGGATAAGGTCTCTTGTCCAGAGGTCGTCAAGGTAGAATCCGATGTCAGGTTCAATGTCTTTGTCTACCTCTGCGCTCCACGTCCCTGCGTAGTATTCGTCTTGTCTGGGCTCATCAGCGTACGCGGACGCATAGACTTGTAGGCCTTCGAGGAGGGGGACTGGACTCTGCCAATGGCCACAGAAGGTCTTGGGTAGAACTGGTTCTGCGCCGTACTTGGTCAAGAGGCTGTCCAGTTTGTTCTCAGTGTAGTCCAAATCGTTGACGTGGCCATACTTCCCGTCAGATGTCTTGTATGTCCCGTTGGCATACCGCGTGATGACCATTGATTCATTCTGCTTCTGTTTTCTACGCTTGCGCTTGTTCTTCAAACGGCACCATCCTTTCATAGTCTAGTCTTACGACAGTAAACTTAGTCTCCATCCCACATGCCCGCCGCTCTACGTTGAGATGCAGTCATGTATACATGGTCGGCAAGCATGCGCCGGTCTCTGAGAATACGTCGCGCTATAGTGGGCGCATCCTTCGATTCCCACAAGCGCCATTCTGTTGCTACTTGTGGGGATGCGTGCCTAGCGAGGCGGTCGTAGTCTCCACGCGCTTGCCTCTCCAACAGCTTCTCCAGGCCACCCACATCGTACGCCTTGTCGAAGATTATGCCAGTGTTGTGCTGTAGAGACCATGCCATGTTGACAAAGACGCGAGCGGAAATCTTGTCAGTTTCGTAATCGTAGAGTAGGCGCGCGGCTTGGTACCATGCTTCGCCGCCGTAACCGCCTCTCCAAACATCAGACCTAAAGGCGCGAGCCATCCATCGGGTGGCTTCCGGGCCGTTCTTTTCGCGGAAGGCTACCCATTCTTTCCACGCCCATGTGCGGCCGTCACTAGGTCCTAGGCTTGCGAAAAAGTCAGCTAGCTCGGATGGCGCGAAGTCTGCGATGCCGCTTGCGTTCAGAGTGCCGAAACCGCTGCACTCTCCGCATTCCCATTGGCCATCACCTTCGCATCCCTCGCACATTACGATGTAGACGCCAGCGGGGTTTAGCTCGCACTCATCCGAATGGTGCGGCCTCGTGCAGGCGGTTGCGCCTGTCCCGTAGCAGCCGCCGCAACTGACCAGTCCGTATCCGGCGCAGGACCTACACTCTCGAGCGAGCATGTCGAGTAGATGGCGAAGCTCGCCCCCGCACGCTAGGCTCAGGTAGATGGCAAACTCATGCGCCGTGCGCTGCGTGATTCTTTCCATGCGTTCACGCGCGCCGGGCACTAGGTCGGTTTCTAGGCGCTCAAGCAAGTAGAAATCCGCTAGCGCCTCGTGGAGCCGAAAGTCTGGCGAGAGGCCAGCTTCTGTGCGTGGGTCTGGACCTTTGTGGCCCCACAGGGGCGAGAGGCCACCGAGCTTAGGGTTCACCCCGCTCGCCTCCCTGACCTGCGGGCGCAAGCGTCACACAGGCTTTCTGTGGTCGTCTTGCGGGTGACGGTGGTCACGAACCTGTAGTCGCACGCGCCAGTGTCTCCGCACTCCTCGCACATCTGTTCGCCTTCGTCAGGCGCAAGGTCAAACGGGTTGCTTGCGCTCCAGCGGTCTTCGTTCATGGGTTCACAAACTCCGTCTGGCCAACGACTAGGGCAATTGCTTCTTGACCGTACGTCTTCGCTAGCACCGACAGCGAGTACCTGAGGCTGGGGAGCCAGTAGTCGTCGAAGTCCGCTGCCGTGAACGTAGCGCAAGGCTCGTACTCGCCCTGCCACACGCCCCGAGCGTCCAACGACATCGTTACTAGCTGGCCATGGGCCGTTAGCTCGCGCTTAGTGTACTTGCAGAAGCGCTCCCATTCGGTCTCGTTTAGGAACTCTCCGTCGCGAGTCTTGCGGCCTATGCTCACGGTTACTGTTACGTTCATGGTGCGCTCCTTCAGGAATGGTCCTCCTCGATGTGCTCGTTCAGCGAATCGACTGAGTCGAACCGCGCATCGCACAGGTGGCAACGCGCATCCACCCAGTCAAGGCCGTAGCCGTCCGGGTAGGTGGCAGCACCGCTCATCGGGATTACCTCCTTCTTCCTCTCTAGCTGTCTATGGAGAGAGTAGCACCGTGGCCGCAGAGTCACAATAGGTCTTTTGGCTACTTCTGGCGAGGTTTTGGCTTAAGGCTCTAGGCTTAGTACAAAAGTGGCCTCTGACCTGCATAAACCGAAATGTGGCAAACGCATGGTAGAATAGAAGTAGTACGAAGGGCGCAAGCGACAAGCGCGTAAGCCCGAACGAGAACAAGCCTAACGTCCTATTGACAGTCGCTTACATAGGCTGTTAGTCTTAATGCCAAAGAATAGACTTAGGGGCTATTGACAAGCTATGTCAATAAGTCAAAGGTCTATATCTTTTTAGTACGAAGGTTTAGTCTAAAGTCTCGTTGACTTTGTATGGCCTAGGGACTTCGTCGTAGACTTTATGCACGAGGTATAACAGATGGCCTAGGTCCTATGATATCTAGGTAAACGAACGGCCTAGGTCTTATGTAAGCTAGGTCAGCCCAATGACCTACGCCCTTTGCTACATCCGTCTTATGGCCTAGGCCAAATGGGGGGGAGCGTAAAGCCTTAGGACTTAGGACTTATGACAGCCTCACAGCAACTTTTTTCGCACCCGGAAACACAAAAAGGCCATTTCAGCGAAACTTTGCCGCCCGGAACCGTAAATAGCACACGAACAGAGGACCATTCCTTGCGCAGCAAGGAATACGGAGTAACACAGGGCGGAACCTAGGGTGGAAGCTGTGCCTCTATTATAGCACACTAGGGAGCCAATGTGCAACGCCAACATCGTATCTATGCCTCCCAGGGCTCCAACCAAGGGTCAAAGCGGACACGCGAGGAAAGAGAAGCTAGACGACAGCGCAGAGAGGCGCAGAAGGCAAGGCCACAGGAACGCGAGAGCACAGAGCGCAAGGCCCTCCTGGCAAAGCTCCGAGCGGAAGCAGAAGCCATAGACCTCATCCTTGACACGAACGCAACTATGACAGGCAGGCGTAATGTCTCCGGACTATGACCACATCGTAGGCGACAACTCCCTGTGCTGGTGCGCCCCTCAGACCTTTGTTTTTGAGGAAACCATTTTCAAGAAAATCATGCCTGGCATCTATACAGCGCGCTTGGCCAAGCGGGTCCTTTTCATCCATTACGTCAACAACCTAGCCCCAAGGCGCCACGGCAAGCCACGCAAGCCTAGGCCAACGAGGAACCCAAGGCCAGGCCTTAAAGGTGCTAGCCAAACTAGTTCTTCTAGGCTATTGGACTATGACGAATAGGGACTAGGAGCATAGCGTAGCGTATGAAGGCAGCTTCTACAATCCGTGAAGAACGCCAAAGAGTCCTTGAACGAATAAACAAAGAGCCACACAGGAACAGGCGACAGCTACGCGGCCTGGAAGCCATACGCCTATTCGAGTCTGGCTGGACCAACGCTGAGATTGGTAAGGTCCTCGGCGTAACCGACCGAGCCGTCCGTGACCTGAGGTCCGAGGCCGAGCGCCTTGGCGTAGATGGCCCAGACCCCAAGCAAGGCCCGTACACGCAAGCGTGGCTCATTTGGCGTGAACATTCCAGAGAATGCGAGCAGTGCTGGGATGACGAGTTCACAGGCCACAACTACTTAGTAGATGCAGCGGTTCAAGGCTTCGTCGATTTCTTTAATCGCTTCAATAGGGAAGGCCCAAACGCTGGCAATATCACCATTCAGCCGCATCACCGTCAGTGGGTATGGGACGCTTTCAGGCACATCCGCCTGCTCCTCAACGTCCCACCGCGCCACGCTAAGTCCACTTACCTCTCTGTCTGGATTCCCATCTTTTTGGTCTGCGCGGACCGGAACTGCCAGGTCCTAGTAATCTCGCAGACTGAGGACTTCGCTAAGAAGTTCTGTCGAGCAATCGCCACCGAGATGTCAGAGAACGGCGACCTAATCCAGTCCTACGGGCGCTTCATCCCAAGCGACTCATCGAAGACGTGGAGCCCGAGCCAGGGCCAGCTAAAGGTCGAAGGCGCTGTCACCGGCGACCGAAGTATCCAGGTGCGTGGCGCCAGGCAGCAGATTCTCGGCATGGAGGCTGACTGGATTACGTGCGATGACCCTGACTCCCCTGACATAGCGCGCAGCCCAGCCGAGCGTGAGCGCCTGCGGAACTGGTACGAAGAAGTGGTCACCACGCGCGGGCGTCCAGGCGCGCACATCACCGTCATCGGCCAGCGCGTAGGCCTCAATGACCTCTATGGCTACCTCGCCAAGAAACGTGCGGTCTACCTCGAAGGCAAGCCGGCGCTCTACAAGCACGTCAACACGCCGGCTGTGCTGGATTGGGAGAAGCAGGAGGTCCTTTGGCCAGAGGAATGGTCTTTCAACCGCCTCATGAAGGAACGCTACGCGGAGAACCCCCTGAAGTTCGAGACGATGTACCAGCAGAACCCGCAGGCTGAGGGCCAGACCATCTTTGACCCAGCCTGGATAAACGGCGACAACGAACACCCTGGGTGCCTTGACCTGAACAGGCAAGCGGGCACAGGCATGGTAGACACGGACAGGCAGAGTCTCCCAATCTCTCGCGTCCTCTCCGTTGACCCGTCGCCTACGCAATACAGCGCGTTCATTGTCGCTGATGTCGTCCATAACTTCAAAGAGTTTCACGCCAGCCTCATGCACATCGAGAGCGAGAAAATCCACGGGCGAGAGATTCTAAGCCACATCGAGGAACTCGCCACGATGTACGAAGTCGATTACATCATCATCGAGGACAGCGCTGTCTCAAAGTGGATTTTCCAGGACCCATGGTACCAGCGCGTCAAAGAACAGTGGACAATCCGCGCGCACAACACCAGTGCGAAGAACAAAGGCGACAGCCAGTGGGGCGTCCAGAGCCTCGCGGTAGACTTTGAATATGGGCGCATCCGTTTCCCATGGGGCGACGCCGAAGGCCGCGTGATGTCCAACAAGCTGCTCGCGGAGATGTACGCATACGATTCTTACGACAGGGGGCGCGACGACTGCATCATGGCATTGTGGTTCATCAGGTTTTCCTATCGCGCCCTAGTCCCAAGGCTGCAGCTAGTGGGCGGCTTCAAGCGCACGAATGACAGGCGGGTTTCGCCCGTTGTCCGTCGCGCGCAGAGCAAGAAGTACACAGAGGACGAACTCATGGAATGGTACAGGAGCAGGCATGCCAACGACGCTTGAGCAAGAGGTCTTTGACCTAAAGGCAAGGCAGTACGAGGATTATGTCCTTGAGCAGTACGAACAGAGCGCATTCTCGGAATCCTACATCGAGCACAAGGACAGGCTCGACGGCATCAAGAAGCTAATCCGTGGTGAATGGGATGACCTGTACCCCGACGGCACTGGCATGCCAGGCCAGCCGCTCATTGAGAACGCTGCAAAGTCTTCCATCAGAGACATTTCCGGCCTCGCTGCTGAAACCTCGCCAATCCCCAGGTTCATCCCTGAGGGCGAAGCGCAGAGTGACTACGACAAGGCGCAGATTAGAGAGGCAATCTCCAGGACTCTCTGGGAGGTCAACAACGGCCCAAGGATTGAAAGGCGCCTCTACAGGGACGCAATCGTCGCTGGCTACATCGTCGTCGCCTGTTCCAAGAATCCATCCATGCATTCGCCGTACGCCAGCTTTGTCCGCCTCAGGCCGGACAGGTGCTGGCCGCAGGTCAGGAATGGGACGCTCCAGAACCTCCTGTACATCGAGCGCGTTAAGCAGCGCGAAGTGAATCTTCTGTACCCCGGTGTCATCGAGGATATGGCGCCTAGCGACAACAGCGAATGCGAACTCGTAGATTACTACGACAATGAGCGCGTCCTCCGCGCAATCATTTCACTCAAGCAGGGCAAGGTTGACCCCAAGAACCGCGCGAACAGCATCCGCATCGTTGAGGAATGGGAGCACCGCCTTGGGTGCGTGCCTGTGGCGTTTGTCCAGCTTGATTCCGACGACGAGGCTTTCCGTGGCCTCCTCGACCAGGCTGGCCCGCCACTCCTCTCCAGGAACCGAATCTTCCAGTACCTTATGGACTACATCTACGATATGGTCCATGCTCCGTACGAGGAGAAGAACATCAGGAACTGGGACGAGCCACCCGGCCCTGACACTGTTTACCACCACGACCCCACAGACCCCAACAGCTTCATTCGCCGCGTCCAGCCTGCCGCGCCCGCAGCCGCCGTCTTTGGCATCGCGCAGTACATGGACAACCAAACGTCTGGCGAGGTCATCCAGCCGCCAAGCCGCCAGGGTGACGTTCGCCAGAGTATCGCAAGCGCGTCCTTTGTCGCAGCTACGCAGGGGCGCTTGACGACAGTAATCAAGGACCTTCACGGCCTGATGTCGGACCTCAGACAGCAGATGAATCACATCCTGTTCAAGATTGAGAAGGTCTGGATTGACGAGAAGAAGCCGCTCTACTTCCCGGTGGGCGACAGGAAGACGTACACGCCGTCCAAGGACATCGGTGACTGGTTCCACTGCCGGTTCATCTTCGGCGTCGCCGCTGGAAGCGACCGTCAGACTGCTGACAATCGGCTCCAGGCCCACCAGGGCGCACGCTGGATTAGCAAGCAGACGGTCAGGGACCAGCTTGAGTACGTCGATGACCCGACGACCGAGCAGCGGAAGATTGACCTAGAAGACGCGATGGACGCATTCAAGCAGCGCCTCCTCACGGACCCACGCATGCCGCTTGCCTCCGTCGTTGGCGTCATCCAGGCCCTCAGGCAGGGCGGCACGCTCGAAGAAGCGGCAGAGTCCGTCATGCCCGAACTCCAGCAGGCAGACAAGGCCGCGCAGATGAGGGGCAACGCCGCTGGCGCAGGGCAGCCGGCTGCTGCGCCTGAGGAGACGCCGGGTGTTGCAGGCGCTCAGCCGCCTACTACAGGCCCAATGGCGGTGGAAGCCCCAACGGAAGCCCAGCCGCCAGAGGTCCAGCTACAGGGCAACCCAATCGTTCAGCAGTTCATCAGTAGCCAGCGGCCGTAAATAGGAGGGAGGCGAAAGCGATGGCCAAGAAGATGCGCAAGCCTACCAAGGTCACGATTAGTGGCAAGCGTGGACAGAAGCCCGTCACCTTCAACAAGGGCGGGCTCCACAGGAGTCTAAACGTCCCACAGGGGCAGAAGATTCCCGCGTCCAAGATGGAGGCAGCGAGGGCTGGCCGATACGGGAAGCTTTCCAAGAAGCAAGCGGTCTTCGCAATGGGCATGCTTGCGGCGGGGCGCAGGCGCGCTCGTAAGAAGGGGTGAGAGCCATGCCTCTCAAACGAGGTAAGTCACGCAAGGTCATTTCCGAGAACATCAGGAAAGAGATGGCGGCAGGCAGGCCACAGAAACAGGCCATTGCCATCGCTCTTAGCGTAGCACGCAGGAGGAAGAATGCCAAAGGTAAGCGGCGCACCAGGCACACCAGATAAGCCCGCTGAGATTTCAGCAACCGAATCAGCGGTAACGACTGACACGATGGGTGAGCCCAAGGCTGAACCTACACCAGCGCCAAAGCAGCCGGATGTAACACAGGCATCGCCGGAAATCTACGTTGAGCCAGAGAAGGAAGACCTAGGGAACTATCAGCCGGCTGACGAGTCCGAAGCCTTCATTGCTGGGCCGACATCGCGCCCCGAGGAACCCATTACCGCCGGTCTTGGCAGGACTGGGCGTGTCGTCGTCCCCAAGGACTTCAACCAGTGGTTCCCCATCCTGAGCCAGGCAGCCAGTGAGCCCAATGCGCCGCCTCAGCTAAAGATGCTCTCGGCCCTGCTAGCCTACCACGCAGAAAGAGCATAGTATGCCCTTGCAGACTGGAGGGGCTGGAGGCCAAGTACCCTCTCCGCCAGAACCAGAGAAACCAAAGCTCCCAGAAATCCCAAAGGCGCTAGAGCCTGAGCCTGGGAGCGACTTTGCTTTGCGCGGCTTTGGCACGCCTCGCCTTGCGCCTCCGCCCGTCAACGAACTGAACTTCCTGGAGCACGTCAAGCTGCGTGCTGCCCAGTTCTCGCTTGCTTCTATCCAGACAGCGCCGATGACGTCCGCACAACTAATCTTCTCTGACCTCCCGACGCAGCGGCTCAACAGGGTCTCTAAAGCAATCGACGCTGGCTGGCAGTACGAACTCCAGAGCGATTCATTCGCCGGCATCCCTGGCGCATTGACCAATGCGCGCTTGTCCGCGCTCGCCATCAGTGACCCAGAGAGCCGCAAGCAGGCCAATGACTTCCTGGACAGCATCCAGCAGTTGCCGCTGGACCAGCAGAACGCGCTTTGGGCAATGCTCAACGGTCGGAGCGCGCTTGACTTGACACTTCCGAACACAGAGGCTAGCGTAGACGTCGCTGCCACCATCAAGTCTCTGTTCCCGAATGCCGCAGTGACTATCGGGACTGGCAATAGTTTTACTCAATGGCTAGGTGACCTGGGGTCTGCCCTCAAGGATGAGTGGGGAAACTTCGAGCGCGGCGTAGACATCCTCGTGCAGGACCCTAAGCTAATCGCGCCGACTATCCTCTCAGGCTTTGTCAAGACCATCAGCCTGCCCATTATGGCAGTCCTTGGTGGCGCTGAGGCTGGCCTAAGGAAGATTGGCCTGGAGCCTGTCGCTGGCGCACTCGGGCAAGTAGCTGAGAAATTTGGCATAGGCTTCGATGCTGTCTCACGCTCGGTCCAGGCGCTCGGTCTTCTGCCCTGGAGCGTCTCCCAGACAATCACAGGGCAAGGCCGGAAGCCTGGCGAAGACTGGGTTTCGCAGATGAGCCGATACGTCGGCTTTGGCGCTGGCGACCCTAAGGCTGCTCTGTGGAACCCGGCAAGATGGGTATCGCTCGACGAAGACCAGCCTATCACTGAGGTCACGTTTGACGCGATGGGCCTAGACATCGAGGCGCCAGAGAACCAGGCGTGGCGCAGGGCATACAACGACGTCTCTATGTTCCTGGGGACGCTAGCTGTCGGCGAGTTCGCTGCTGCCGTCAAGGTCGCTAGGACAGTCCCACTAGACCTTCCGCCGTCGAGCATCCCAGGCGGCGTCCTCGGGCGCTTGTATTACCAGGCCAACGCCTCCAGCGCCGCCGGGTTCGTCTTTGACACGCCGACCGGCGTAGCGCGGGTCGTCCAGTCCTTCTTCGAGACCCGCAGGGGCGCTCGCTATGCCAGCGACGCATGGAAGATTGTCTCTGACACCGAGGCTGCTGGCCTTGGCGCGGACGTTGCCGCCGGACGCCTACTCAAGGCGTTCAAAGAAATGCCTGACGCTATGGCGCAGGAACTCTCGCGCGCGACCAGCCTCGCTGACCTAAAGCGGATATTCGTAAACTACGTAACGTCGCCATGGGACGCAGCGCGCATCGCCCGTGTCGAGGCGCAGATTGCCGCCAAGCAGGAGGAGTTGTCGCGCCTCGATGACGGCAGGCTGCCCACCGAGGTCATTAAGAATGAAGATGGCCCAATCGTATTCACGCATGGAACCGATGTCCCATACGATGGCCCGCCGCTTCCTTCGAAGACGACGGACGGTATCCTCTGGGTAGCGCCGCTGGAGAAGGGCGTTGACCCTGCGGCGAACATCTACACCGGCCTCATCCGTAACGCTGATGGGACCATCAAGGACATCGGAGCGGCGACAGAGGCGACGGGCAGGGCACCAAGAGTCTACAAACTCCACATCGCCGACGGCGAGTACTTGGACATGGACGCTCCAATGACACCGGCGCAGCAGGCGCTCGTCCAGGCAGAACTGAGGCGCAGGTTCCCTGACGCCGAGCTTGAGAGCCTTGAGGGTATGACTGGGCGTGAGCTTGAGACCGCGCTCTGGGACGCTGGCATTCGTGGCGACGAGCAGACAGCCTTCCTTAGAGACGCTGGTTTCACCGGCCGTGCGATGGTAGAGCACGGGACGCGGGTCCTTGGCATCTTTGACGACAACGCAATCATCCCCACGACACGGTACATGGACGTAGGCCCAGAAGCCACTGCGCTCCGCCTCAAGTCCGAGATTAGGCTCCTCTATGACCGCCTTTGGAACCAGCGGAACAAGGAGCCAATGTGGGTTTGGCCCAGTCCCACACACATGCGTACGTGGCTCAGGCGTGCCGGGTTCGACGCTCAGTCTCGCTGGCTGCGCGCAATCTACGAGGACACCGGGCCGAGTAAGCTCATGGACGCCATCCCGAAGGACGCGCGCCTCAAGGGACCGACTGATGGCCCAGGCTGGGTTCGAGATAACAGAGTCATCGCCGAAGCCTACATGTCGCGCGCTGGCGTAGATGCGACGACTCAGGCCCGCATCATCGGGAAGCTAGGCAGAATCCACACAGGCTCCCAGCTAGTTTCGTGGGCTGCCGAGCTTGCAGATGCCCTTGATGCCGCAATCCTCCGTCGTGCTGGCACAAAAGGCGTTGAGCCCGCAGCACTCAAAGCAGTCACCGACGTCCTACGTAATCCTACCGAACGCCCGCCTGCGGTTTTAGATAGAGTTGTCACCGACGCGGAAGGCATCGGACGGCCTGTGCGCGTCGGTGTGCTCGAAGACGAGCAAGGGCGCCCTCTACCGTCGAAGCCATCAGACTTTCCGGGTACTGGCATTGAGATTCGGTTCCCGGACCTTGAACGCCTCAGGGACACCACGTCCGGACTTCGGCGCTGGGCTGCCCGCATGCGCAAGGGCGGCATCCTGCGGGACACTGATTCGTGGGACGACTTCGCCAAGGCCCTCGGCCGTAAGAGCGTAGTCACATTCATGTATGACCTGCCACGGACTATCCTACAGGTGGGGACCACAATCGGCAAAGGCCCCGTTCTCGTCACGCGCCTAGCCGCGATGACGCTGCGCATCCAGGGCGAGCAGATGCTAAGGAACTGGGCGCGTGGAAACAAGCCACTCCTCGTCAACACCGGTTTTCTCGGTGACTGGATTCGAGGCACTCGCGTCTTTGACTTCCTGTTCGGTCGTCGCGGCCTGTTCCCTAAGACGCAGCGCCTCGGGGACCTAGCGCCAGAGGGCGAACTGGGAATGTTTCTTTCTGAGACCCAGCGGGTGCCCACGCGGCAACGCGCGACGCTCGACCTGAGGGAGTACGCCAGCGACCCCGCGAGGCTTCTCGATGACACAGAGAAGCTGAATACGTACCTCTACAACATCTATGACAATCTGGCCTCCATGCGGAGCGACTTCCTTGTGCGCTATCTGGCTGGCCACACCATCGAGCAGACGATTGACTTCCTGAGGACCAATCCAGAAGCCAGAGCCTGGTTCCTGCGTGAGATGCGCGACCAGTTGGATAGCGCAAGGACTGCCGTCGTCCCGCCCGAGACGCCGACGCCGCCCAAGCCAAGGGACCAGATGACGGCCGAGGAAATCTTGGCTTGGGACAACGCCAACCCGACGCAGGAACTCCTCAACCGTGAGCTTGGCGCTGGGGGGATGTTTCCTGAGAACCTCGGGCTTGGCGACCTTGATTCGTTCGAGGGCTACAAGCCGCTTCCCAAGGACGAACTGGTCGGCTATACAGAATCACTCGCTAGCGACATCGGCGAGCAGGCTATGCAGCCTGGATTCCTCGCTGACGACATCGCCCGCGAAGGCACCGAGATTGCTTTTAGCCGTCTAGATGAGATTCGCGATGGTATCTCTAGTGGACGTATCATCGACTCCGATGTTCCCTCGGCGCTTCGTAGGCCATTGAGCCAGGACGAACTGCGCCGACCAAATGGCGAACTGTACACGCCAGAGGAAGCGACGCAGATTGAAAGCAGCCTCAGTGACCTAGCGCGCAGGGCCGAGAACGACATCGTGAACATGCGAGCCCAGCAGATTGACCAGCAGGCCATGCAGGTCGAGGGAACAATCACTGGCATCCCCGAGTCAATCGCCCCGAGCCCAGAGTACTCTGGTCAATTCATCGTCCGGGGCTACTATGAGACCACGATTGACGGCGTGCCTCAGGTATGGGCCAGGGTCGAAATCCCAGACCAGGGTGCGAAGTTCTCCATTGAGGCTGAGAAGATTCAAACTCGCTCCATCCGTCTTGAAGGTGAGGCGTTCCCTGAGGCATCGTCGGCCTGGGAGAGCCTTCGTAGCGAGGGTGGTTCTGTGCCACCGCCATCTAGCGATGCTGTTCTCGGCGCTACGAGGACTAGTGTCGAGAAGTGGCTGCAGCGCCTAGACGAATGGATTGACCAGCAGGTCGGCCGAGACCCAGACCTCCGCAGGGCTGTTGCTACAGGCAGCTACGGTGTCACTGGAAGCACTGTCATGGATGCTCTGTCAGGGAAGACTGGGCAGGGGTTCGCCAGTCCGGATTACCTTAGCGCAGTCCGTGAGCTTGACGCGGCGAAGCAAGGCGTGCGTGAGACGCTCTCGGAGGTCATGGAGAAAACCGAGACAATCCGAACACGCCCTGGTACACCAGAAGCGGAGGCCGCGCAAGCGTGGCTGAACGCTAACCATGCAATCCTTCGTGAGTTCTATGACAGGATTGGGCAACTCGAAGAAACTATTGACACCCTGTCAAGGGTTGGCGAGGGTGCGCGCAAGAACTACATCCCGCTCACAAACACACAGGGGGTCCTGTCCGAAATCAAGGCCAGGCTTGCCAACGGCGACCACCAGCTTCCCTCAAGCATCGAGTACGACATCGCCGTTGAACGGCGCTTTGGCGACCCAACTCCGTGGGACAGGCTAGACGCCGTGCTTGACCAGTGGAACAACCTCATCTACAAGCCGTTCAAGGCGGTCTCATGGGCCGACCTCAAGGGAACGCGAGGCTCACTCTACTACCAGATTCTTGACAAGGAAGTCAAGACTCTAGTAGGCGCTGGCTGGCCTGTTGAGCGCGCGCTCCAGGTTGCCCAGCACCGGGCTGCGCTTCTCACGCGGGACTACATGTATGACCTTACCGCGAAGACGTCGGCGCAGGAGGCATTGAAGAACGTCTTCTGGTTCGCGCCCGCATGGCAGGAGCTTCTGCAAACCTGGCTGATTCAGATTCCATCACGCAGCTACTGGCCTATCGGCTTTGGCAAGAACATTCAGCTTGCCAAGTCTGGCTACGCGCTCCTCAAGGATTCTGGCATCATCGACACTAGGACTATTGACGGGAAGCCAAAGGACGTTATCGTAATCCCGGGCTTCGGGGCACTCGTCGAGAAGTTGACTGGCCAGAAGCTCCCAGAAGGCGAATTTGTCTATGGCTTGCCGAGCGGCTTGAACCTAGCTACGTCTGGCCTGCCTGGTTTGGCGCCAGTTCCGGGCGAAGTCCTTGGCCGTCTGAGCCGCAAATACGGTGGCGCATTCAAGGCAATCTCGGACGCCATGCTACCTTTTGGCCTCGATGTATCATGGGCCCCGTCCAATCTCACATATTGGTACGAAGCGCTCACCGGCAGAAAGCCACCATGGGGAACGCTGTCCAACCAGTACAACCAGGCGAACTACGACCGCGCCTTTGACCAGGCGGCACAGGACGCATATGGCAGCATGGTGCGTGACGGCCTTGAGATTCCCAGGATTGAAGACTTTGCCGACACAAATGACCCGCTGACCGGCAAGCCAGCCCTCAGCCCGGATGCCGAGAAGGCGTATCGCAAGGCGCGTGACGCATGGTGGGCGGAGCTTGAGACGCGGACCCAGGCGAGCTTCCGAGGCGTCGCCTTCATCCGCGCCATTGGCTCTACTATCTTCCCGATGAGCCTTTATGCCACGAATCAGGAACGCCAGGACTGGAAGGACTTTTTCCAGAAGACCGTAATCCCCGCCGGCTACGACCCAGATGGCACGTACAGCGAGGAGCAGAAGAACCTCATCGACCAGTACATCGACGAGCACCCAGAGAGCCTCGCGTACAGCGTCTCCTACACGATGCGTGGCGACCCGACTAAGACGCTGCCGTGGAAAAGCACTGGCGAGAAGGCGTACTGGGACAAGCTGTACACAGGCGAACTCCGCATCGCTACGCCCGAGGAGTACTTCAACAAGCTTGCCGCGCTCGAAAGCCTCCAGCACTACCAGGACCGTTTGAACGCTATCCTCTCACAGCCTGGATACGGGACTACCGCGAAACAGCAGCTTCTCAATGCGTGGCGCGTCAATGACGCTATCATCCAGCAGCGGGACGAGTGGGAGCGGTTTAAGGTCCTCAACCCAGAGGTCGCGAGGTACTTGGACCGGCAGTACGAGCAGTACAACAAGGACATGGCAGCGAAGTACGGCGTCCCGATTGTCTCGTACAGCATCAGGCGTGAGGCCGAGACACTCGCGCTCCTCAAGCGTGCCGCTCCATTCTTCATCGGCGCTGGCGGACTGCGCGACCAGGACTACAAAAACATCGTTGGCCAGCTTTCCGGCTTGTATAGCAAGACGGGAATCTTCGGAGAGCCATCGACCAAGCGTGACAAGGACAAAGCTTGGTGGTACAGCACCATCCTTGTCCCATACATGGAGAAGGTTGCGCCGCTCTACAAGCGCGCTGGTGAACTGGCGGCTCGCGGCATGAACGCGGGGGGCATTTACGACCGCATCGGGCGCATCCAGGAATACTACGGCAGGCTCGCGCGCGAGAGTGAATCGCCATCTGGGGCTACTGGCTGGCCGAGTCCACAGGAATACTTCTGGGGAAACAGGACAGAGGGCGAGCGTGCGAACGACATCGTTACATGGACTACACAGCCGCCAGCGTGGCTTAATGAGTTCCAGCTAAAGAAGGTCGGGTGGTCTACGAGTAAGACGTCTCTGAGCTTCCTGCGCGAATACAACCGTATCAACAACCAGTTCTACGCCTACCTCAGGCAGAACCCTGACATCGCTGTAGGCTCTAGCGAGTACGACCGGCTAAAGGCGCAGAGGGAGCAACTGTGGAGGGAGGCTGCGAAGCGTATCGGCGGGGATGCTGAGAGTATGCTCAAACTGAGCCTCGGGACGCCTATCTACAGGCTCCAGGCTACGAACTACTCAAAGGGCAACAAGATGTGGGGCTACATGGTCCAGGAGGTTAACAGCATCATCAGCCTCGCCGAGCGTGAAGGGCTTAGCCCCGCTGGCTCTGGCCAGGCAATCCTAGAGCGCAAGATTCGCCTCGAACAAATCATCGAGCAGCTTCGCAACCCGAGGTCTGAAATCTATGACAAGCAGTTTGATTACCTTTGGACGAGGCTTTCCCGGACATTCAATGAGCCGACCGAGGGCGTGCCGCTCTACGAGGCCATCCTGTTCGGCCAGTACAACCCTGACTTCATCAGCCAAGAACTCTTGAACCGAGTCTATTACCGAGGGGGACAGTAACAATGCCACCGTTTGAAGTGCCGACTGTAAACGACGTGACAAAGCTTCTCAGAGCGCTCTTGAAGGAAAATGGTATCACGGTCTCCGCAAGCACGGTCAGGCAGGCCGTCCAGTATGGCTATGACCAGATTGAGGGAGGCCCAGTCGGCGGCGACATGCAAGACATGGTGAACAAGATTGCTAGGACGGCCCTCGGCTACATTCAGCGCCAGAACAATCCAGGCGGCGAGAGCCCTGGGAGCGGTGACAACCCCTTCGGCGGTGGCGGCGGTGGTGGAGGCGCTGGTGGCGGCGGCGGTTCCACGGGCGGCGGAGGTGGTGGCGGGGGCGGCAGGTGGTTCGATAAGCCAAGCGTCCCATCTCCAGGTAACGGTGGTGCCGGTGGTAATCCAGCTGGGGGAGCAACGAATACAAATAACCCTCCCAGCGGTCCATATGGCGGCGGAGCGGGAACTGTCTCTGGTAGCACACCAACGACAGCAGGTATGGGCGTTGCCGTTTATGGCGGTGGCGGTGGCGGTTC